CGACCTGGGAACCTACACGTTCAACGCCGACCACGAGTTCTTCTCGTCCGTGTCGTCGGCGGTCGTCGGAACGCCGGTCGCCCTCGGGTCGAAGGTCGTCGACACGAGCGGCGTGTTCGACGCGGCCGACCCCACGTTCACGGCTGTCTCCGGGGCGAGTGTCGAGGCGATCGTGATCTACAAGTGGACCGGCAGCGCCGCCACGTCGTCGCTGATCGCCTTCATCGACACGGCGACCTCGGGCCTGCCCGTGACGCCGAACGGCGGCGATATCGTCGTCACGTTCAACGCCAGCGGCATCATCGCGCTCTGACGATCCGCGCCGCCCTCCCATCGTGTGAGGTTCCATGAGCAGCATCAAAATTACCGACGCAGATGGTGTCGATCGAGAAGTAGACGCGCGGGCCAATCCCGATGGCACGTTTCAGCAGGAGGTCGTCGTCGCGGATATCCCGGCGTCGATGCTGGATATCCTGCAAACGCTGGCCTACCTCGTCGCGGCGGTTGACCCCACAAACGGCCGACTGCGAACTGCGATCGAAGCGAACAGCACAACCAACCAGTCGTCCAACGTCGCGCAGATTAACGGCGTGACCCCGCTGATGGGTGCGGGCGCGACCGGCACTGGATCTCAGCGCGTGACGCTCGCGAACAACGTAGGCCTCGACCTTCTTGAGACTGCCCGAACCGGCACCATCCCATTCGACATCATGCACGACACATGGGCCAACGCTATCCGTCCGAGGATCACCTGATGCAACTGCTCAAGTATCAGGGGGCGCAGATGGTCCCCGACACCGCCCCCGGCGACACCGTCGCGTGGGCGGGCTTTGAATGGGTGGTCACGGCCTCCGGGCACCTGACCACGACTGCCACCGTGGATCAGTACCTCGAAGCGGTCGACCTGATCCGCAACAGTGCTGCATCCGAAGTCGTCCCCGATGGCGAGGCGTCGATTTCGCAACCCATCATCGCGGCACAACGCGCGGCCGAAGCCGCCGCAGCGGAGGGCTAACCCATGGCAACGACACTCGCGTTCAAGGAACTCATCGACGTCCCCGTCTGGCGTCCCTGCTCGCCCGCGCCCGCCGCCGATGGCGCGGCGATGTGCATGGCCTATGACATGCGGAACACCGACCGGAACATCCCCCTCAACTACCGGCTGCGCTCCGCGACGATCCTTGAAGCCTACCACCCGATCAACGATGACTGGATACCGCTCGGAAGCCCGGCACTGACCGGCACCTTCGGCGCGGGCGCTGCGTGCGTGTTCCACCCCTCACAAGGCCCGCGTGGCACCCTCGCGGCTGGCTCGACGACGACGTCCGTTGTCCTCTCGACGGGGCTCCCGTCCGCCGTTGGCATCAATCAACTTGCTAACGACGGCGCGGGGGCCGGGTTCTATATCCGCATCATTGGCAATGCTACTGGATCGTCGGGCAAGACTGAGGCGAAGCGCATTATCGCGAACACCGCCGGCACGACCCCGACGATCACGCTGGACAGTGCCCTCTCGTTCGTGCCCGCGACCGGCGACGCCTACGAAATCCGCTCCGGCCGCCTGTTCATGTTGTCGGCGGGCGCGCTGGCGACGGGCATGTGGAAGTTCTACGACGTCGCGACGAACAGTTACTCTGTCAACCTCGCGACGACGAACCTCCCGGCTACGGTCGGCGGTGACAGCGTTCTCGTGGCGCTTTCCGAAGCGCACATGCCGAACAATCAACAGACGGCGGGTAGCGGGTACTTCGGCATCATCACGGCTGGGGCGATCAGCGCGACGACGATCACGGCCAGCGGGTCTGTTATCCCGTCCGGTGTCGCAGCCGACGAGTACCGGAATTTCCAAATCAGGATCGTCGAGGACACCAACGTCACGGCGGTCGGCCAGCGACGCCGGATCACCTCGCACACGGCCGGATCTACGGGCGTGTACACGGTTCCCACTTGGACCGTTACACCGTCAGCGGCGGCGAAGTTCGTGATCGAGAACGACGACGACAAAATCCTGCTGTTCACGAATACCGCGTCCGTCCACAACTACAACATCGGCGCGAATACTTGGGACACGACGACTTGGGCGGCCCCAAATGTTCGCGGACAGGGGACGTGGGCCGCGCATAGCTTCGGCATTGACCATACGCTCGACACCGCTCGCCGTTCGCGCCACTCCTTCATTTACGTCGGTCGTGGTGGCGGCGTCCCTGCCATCGACGTGCTGGATATCGCGGCGGCTGCAACCGGCACATGGTCGAACGATATCGCTTATGGCAACAGAAACCAAGGGTTTGGCCTTGGCAGTTGCGCCGCTTACGACCCGGTGACGCTTGGTGGGAAGTACGCCTACCTGCAAGTCAACGGCACGCAGCGTTTCACCCGTTTCGACGTCCAGAACCGGGTGCTGGAGCCGTTCGGCTACCAGCGATACGCGGCGGGTTCGCAGCTTATTGGGCAGAAGCTCCATCTCGCCTTCTTCATCGACGGCGCGACCCGCCTTGCGTTCCTCTACTCGATCCGTCAATCGAACGTGGAGCAATTCGCGGTAGCCATCGGTCGCTGATCGTCCCGCCTGACATGAGGTGATCCCGTGTCCCTGCTTCTGCTGCTTCGGACACGGGTTGAAGCGTCGGGCGTCATCGTCGTTCCGCGCATCGCGTCGACGGCTGTCGTCTATTCCCCGGCCATCACGGCATCGGCCACCGTCGTCGTCCCGCGCATCGAAAGCACGGCGAACGTCCGCCTCCCGTCAATTCGGGCGTCGAACGTCGTCGTGGTGCCCCGCATCGCGTCGACCGCGAACGTCCCGTCGCCCGCCCTAACCGCAGGGGCCGTCACCGTCACGGTGCCCCGCATCGAACCGGGCAGCGTCGTCTTTCAACCGGCGATCACGACGGCAAGCGGGTTGCAGTCGGTCGTCGTCCCGCGCATCGCCTCGACGGCGACTATCTACTCCCCCGCCCTAACCGCAGGAGCGGTGACGGTCACGGTGCCGCGCATCGCCTCGACGGCGACTGTGTTCCAACCGGCCCTGTCCACGGGCGGGATCGTCGTCACCCTACCGCGCATCGCCAGCACCGCCGTCGTCTACCAGCCGACTGTCACGTCGATTGGCCCGACGCAGTCGATCGTCGTCCCACGCATCGCCTCGACGTCGGTTGTCCCCATCCCGACCGTGCGGGCGGTTTCCCCCGTCGTCGTCCCGCGTATCGGGCCTAATTCGACCGTACACGCGCCCGCGATCACGGCCCGCGCCTTCGTCACCCTCCCGCGCATCAACGCATCGGCGGGCGTTTTTTCCCCGGCTGTCGCGGCCAGGGCGACGATCACGGTCCCCCGCATCGGCCCCGTGTCGATCGTCCGCGAACCCACGATCACGGCGACCGCTCGCGTCACCCTCCCCCTGATCGCCTCGACAGCGATCGTCCCGGCCCCCGGCTTCGTCTACGAGCAGACCGTCACGCTGCCGCTGATCGCGGCGACGACGACGGTGGGCATCATCGGCGTCCTGATCCCGTCGCGGTCGTCGCGCTTCGTGGTCCTCGCCGACGGGCGCTTGCTCGACGTCGAACCCGAGACGCGGGGCGGCACAGTCGACGCCGAACCCCGTTCGAGCGGCGTCGAACCGGACCCGCGCGAAGGGACGATCGACCTCGAACCCCGCTCCTTCGCCGCTGCATGAGGCCGCCCCATGTTCACCGCGATCAAGGATCCATCGGCACGCCTCGACTACGACGTCGATTGGTCGGAGTGGATCGGCACGGACACGATCGCGTCGGTCGTGTGGACGGTCGAGGCCGGGATCACCCAGTACGCCACGAGCGCGACCGCGACCGTCGCGACGATCTGGCTCGAAGGCGGCACCGCCGGGGCCGACTACACGATCGGGTGCCGCATCACGACGGCGGGCGGTCGGATCGACGAACGCTCAATCCTGATCCGGGTGAGGGACCGCTGAAATGTCGTGGACCTACAACGAGAACCTGACGACCTCGACCGACCGGGTCCGGTGGCTCGTCGGCGACACGAACACCGACGATCAACTCGTGCAGGACGAGGAAATCGCCTTCGCCCTGTCGGAAGATGCGTCGGTCTACGCCGCCGGGGCCACGGTCGCCCGCGCCATCGCCGCGAAGTTCGCCCGCCTTCCGTCCACGTCGATCGACGGCCTCTCGATCAGCCTCCGCGAGCGGGTCGAGCATTACAACGCCCTCGCCGACGACCTCGAAACCAAGGCCGGACGCGCGGCCGGTGGCCTGGGCGTGCCGTTCGTCGGCGGCGTCAGTGTCGATGCGATGCGCGCGACGGCATCGAACAATGACCGGACCCCGAACCGGCTGCGGATCGGGATGCAGGACAGCCCCGACGTGCCCGTGATCGTCGGCACGCAACGCGGCGGCACGCTTTCGGACACGGACGAGCAGCCATGACCGACGAGGCCGACATCCTGCTCGGCGTCCTCACGTCGTGGGGGAAGTCGATCAAGCTGCGGACCCGCTCGCGCACGCCCTACGACGAGGCGACCGGCGACGTCACCGAGACGGCGACCGACACGACGATCCGCGGTGCCTTCCTCAATTTTCGGGACAGCCTGATCGACGGGCAGACGATCCGGCGCGGCGATCGGCGGGTGATCCTGCCCGGTCGCGACCTCGCGGTCGAGCCGCAGCCCGAGGTCAACCAGATCGTCGATGGGACGACGGTCTATCAGGTCGTCGACGTCAAGCGGCACGAGGCACGCGGCGACGTCGTCGCCTATACCCTACAGGTGCGCCGATGACCGTCCAGAACGTCACCCTCGACGTCGACCGGCTGATCGACGCCGCGAAGGGCCGCGTCACCGAGGCGATCCACGAGGCGCTGCAAGACCTCAACGAGACGATCATCACGCGCACGCCGGTCGATACCGGGTTCCTGCGTTCGTCGTGGTTCAGCGCCCTCGACCGGCCGACGTCCGATCACGAGGGCAGCGCGAATGTGCCGTTCGGGATCGTCGTCTCGCGGCTCAACCTCGTCGCCTCGGCGATGCCAAAGTCGGGCACCTACTACCTGCTCAACAACTGCGCCTATGCCGCTTTCCAGGAGTACGGGACGTCGAAGATGCCGGGGCGCGCGTTCGTCCGGTCGACGGTCGCGCAGTTCCCGGCGATCGTGCGGGCGGCGGCGATACGGGTCGCGGCGGGCGACTACGGCGGGGCGCGGCTCGGCGGCGGCGGGGTCGTCGGTGGTGCTGGGTACGTCGCGCCATGACGATCAGCGCCAGCATCCGCGCCGCGCTCGAAGTCGCCTTGGCGGCTGTGCCCGGTATCCCCGCCGCTCGCGCCTATCAGGGCGTCCTGTTCACGCCGGTCCTCGGAACGCCGTGGGTCCGCGCGTCGATCGTGTGGACGACGCAGCGACAGGCGGCACTCGGCACCGACCTCTACCTCCACGAAGGGCTGTTCCTCGTCAACGTGTTCTCGCCGCAGGGCAAGGGCGCGAAGGCGGTCGAGGCGATCGCCGACGCCATCTGTGCCGACTTCGTGCCGACGGCCCCGCTCGGGAACGGCGTGCGGGTGCGGTACGCGCAAAAGGCGGCGCTGATCGAAGAACCCGACTGGCTGTCAATCCCGATCACGATCGGCTTCTACACCTACGCGACGTCGCCCTAGGCTTCGCGATCGACCACCCCACGGCCCGCCTGACCGGCGGGCCTTTTTGCGTTGGAGGCATCCACCATGACGATTGCACAGGGCGCGCGGAGCCAACTCGCGATCAAGGTCCAGCCCGATTTTCTGACCCAGGCGACCGGCAACTATCAGGCCATCCCGATCCTGTCGCACACGCTCGGCGTCCGAAAGACGTCGCTCGAAAGCGCGACCCTTCGCTCCGATCGCGAGGTGCAGG